ATCAAAAGAGCGACAGGAAATAGAAGCCATGCTGTCAAAGCTGTCGGTTGCTCAAAAAGGGCGACTGATTATTTATCTGCGCTCTCTGCGAGGTACCGCAGATAGCTCAACGCCTCCCGCTTCTTCTCAGGCGTCAGTTCGAGAAGAATAGCTGCCAACTCATTGTCGAGGCCACTGCGCCCGCTCCCTGCTTTGGGGGCGGGCGTTGTTTCATCCAGGCCTTCTGTTAGCAAATCGACGGGGATGTCGTCGGTGCGGGTAAAAAGATCAGTTAACGTGATGCCCATTCCGTCCGCAATCTTCTTCAAGGCGGGGAGCGATGGAGTTACCGGCTGGCCAGTTTTGGGGTTGACATTCCGCTCCAGCATGGAGATGTAGCCATTCGACAGGCCGCAGATGGAAGCAAATTGACGCTGGGACAGGCCGTGCTCCCTGCGGTATTCCTGCACCAAATCGCTCAGTGTCATAACTTTGACCCCCTGTTTTTGTTTAATCTATTATACACGCGCACGTGAGGGCTGTCAATAAAAGTGTGAAATTTATTGAGCAAAATTTGTGCAACCCACTTGACAGCCCCCGCGTCCTGGTGTACTATGTCTGTGCAGCCGGTTAAACACCCCCGCGATTTTTCAGAAAGGAGGGGACAGCTATGGGGTACAGAATCCGAGAGCTTCGTGAAGCTATGAAGATGACCCAGGAGGAGCTTGCCGACAAGAGTGGTGTCAGCCGTGGCACAATTTCCGCGCTGGAGAACGGCTCCATGCGGAACACAACCAGCAAAACCTTGCTGAAGCTCGCCCAGGCACTCAACACGAGCGTAGACCGTATTTTTTTTACCGAAACTGTTTAACCGACTACACACACAGGGAAAGGAGATGATTTTATGAACCTTGGTAGGCGGCTTAAAAAATTGCGCGGGGGCAGAAGCGGAGACGAGGTAGCAAGCGAGCTTGGTATTTCCCCATCCTCTCTCAGAATGTACGAAACCAACCAGCGTACGCCGAGAGATTCCGTAAAAATGAAAATGGCAAATTACTTCGGCTTAACCGTGCAAGACCTTTTCTATGAGGAACAGGAGGTGAGTGGAATGGGCGCACTGTTGACCCGCAAAGAAGCAGCTGCACGGCTTGGCATCACAGTCATGACACTGGACGCCGAGCGGAATAGCGGCCACCTTGCCTACATACAGCGAAAGCCCGGCGGGAAGGTTTGGATTACCGAAGAGGCGCTGGCTGAGTATTTGGCCCGCGCGACGCACCCGGCGCGGCCGGACGTAAAGGCGGCTCGGGCATTGCGCCAAGTCAGGCGAGCATAAATGGGAGATGAAAGGAGCTGATATACCCCCATGTATTTCAGAGTGTGCTCCCTCTGCGGTGCGCATCTCGACCCCGGAGAGCGGTGCGACTGCCGGGAGACAGAAAAAGAGGCCGCCCCCGCTGCCACGGGAACGACCTCACGCAAATGGACACAAGCCCAGTCTATCAGCCTGTCGGCTGGAAGTCAAGGGCTGGAGGTAATGCCATGCCGGACAATGAACTGAGAAGTCTCCGCATTGAGCTGGGTCTGCCGGCCCGTGACATGGTGGCTGTCGTCCAGGGGCTCTACCCCAAGTACGACAAGACCATGCAGAGCAAGTGCGAGAACGGCGATGACTACGGGATCTCCCTCCGGCCGGACGCCATGAGGGCACTGTATGAGAAGTTCGCCCCTGGCGGCACCAAGGCCAGCCGGCGGAAGAAAGACCGCCACCGGCTGACGGGCCGCATCACCTGCCGCCTGGAGGACGCCGATATGGAGGCGTTGCAACAGCGCATGAAAGCCGATGGATATGCCACCGCCCAGGAGCTCATGACCGCCCTGGTGCGCCGGTATCTTGCCGGGGAGGTGGAAGCGTGAACTATGACCTGCCGGATCACCCGGTCGTGCAAAACCTGGAGCGTACCGGCTACCCGGACGGAAAGGAGCCCCGCTGCCCCCGCTGCCCCATCTGCGGCGAGGAGTGCGAAACCATCTACAAAGACCGATACGGCGCATACGTCGGCTGCGACGTGTGCATGGAAACCAAGGACGCATGGGAAGTTGAAGACTGCTTCCCTGAAAGGAGCGAAGATGCCTAAATTCTATTTCACCTATGGCACCGACGGCCAGCCGTTTGTCGGTGGCTGGACGGAGGTCGATGCCCCGGACGGCCACGCAGCCTGTGCTGCGTTCAGAGCCTACCACCCTGACAAGACCGAGGGCCTCTTGAACTGTTCCAGCGTGTACGACGAGGCCCATTTCAAGCTGACCGAGATGTATCGGAGAGATAATTTCGGCTTCCGGTGCCATGAGCTTATCCAAATCACCAGAACGGGGGTGCCCCGGTGAAAGGCGTGGTCATCACCACCGCGGACGAAGTCTCTGTTCGGGACTTTGCAGCCCCGCTCAATAAAAGCCTGGGGGCGGTTGTCGGCGGCTACATCGAGCTCGTTCATCCGCAGGGCCTCCAGCCCCCGTACTGCATGATCGTCAACGAAGAGGGGCTGCTTAAAGACCTCCCGCTCAACCGGGCCGGGTCGCTTCTCTATGGGACGCAGTTCCACGGCTCGCCCATCGTGGGAGACATCGTCATCATGGCCGAGAAATGGGCGCCGGAGGGCCGGGACATCGTCGGCATCCCCGAAGACTGCGCCGAGAAGGTGGCGCAGGAACTTATCAAAGCATTCAAGCTGAAAGGAGCAGAACAATGATTAGAAATCCCAACGAAATCCAGGAGGGCGCCAAGAAGATCCGTATGCTGATTGCCGGCTACCCTGGCATCGGCAAGTCCACCCTGGCCCTCTCCGCCCCCCGTCCCCTGCACATTGACGTGGACTTCGGCATCGACCGCATCGAGCCCCGGTACCGCAAGCCCTACATCCAGCCCAAGAGCTACGACGAGATCCTGGAGGACCTGACCCCCCTCAACGTCAAGGACTTCGACACGCTGGTCTTTGACACCGGCGGGAAGCTCATTTCCCTCATGTCTCAGTGGGCCATCAAGAAAGACGTCAAGTACGGTCAGCGGGACGGCTCCCTCTCCCTCAAGGGATATGGCTTCATCGGCCGCGAGTTCCAGCGACTCATGGACTACTGCTTCTATGAGCTGGACAAGCACATCGTCGTGGTGTTCCACGCCATCGAGGAGAAGGACGGGGACAACACCCGGCTGCGCATCAAGGTCGAGGGTCAGACCAAGAACAACGTCTGGGAGCCGATGGACCTGGGCGGCTTCGTGGAGATCCAGGGCAATAACCGCACCATCGGCTTCTCCAACTGCGAGCGGTACTTCGCCAAGGGCACCCGGGGCATCCACGGTGTTTGGCAGGTCCCCGAGCTGGGGCCGGACAAGCCCAACGACTTCTTGACCCGGCTTTTTGCCCAGTACAACGCGCTCTCCGCCGCGGAGGTGGCTCAGAACGCGGAGGAGCAGGAAGCCTACGAGGCGGCCATGGCCGAGGGGCGGGAGATCGTCGCCGGTATCACCGATGCCGACAGCGCCAACGCCGCCATGTCCAAAATCAAGGCCGTCAACCACGCCCTGACCTCCAAGAAAGAGGTCAACGCAGCTTTCAACGCCAAAATCAAGGAGCTCGGGCTGTTCTATGACAAGGTGCTGAAAAAGTACACCCCGGCGCCGGCGGAGGGAGAAAAGGGGGCGGAGTAAATGGCCCGGTATCTGATGACCCACTCTCTGCTGTCGTCCTGGCTCTACGCCATGAAGGAAAACCCCTACGAGGACGCCAGCACCGAGCGGGACCCCTATGCCGAGTTCCTCCAGGTGCTCCGGCGGGAGCCGACCCCCACCACCGAGGCCATGCAGAAGGGCATCGACTTCGAGGACCTGGTGACTGACATCGTGAACGGAACCGGCGACCCCAAAAATCGCTGGTATGACGCTGCGCAAAAGGTCGCCGGGTATGTCCGGGGCGGCATTCTCCAGTATAAGGCCCGCCGGATCATCACCGTCCGCGACACGGAGCTGGTGCTGTATGGCCGACTGGATTGCCTCAAGGCTGGCGACATCAAGGACATTAAATTTTCCAGCGGCTACGACCGGGGCAAGTATTTCGGCAGCACCCAGCACCCCACCTACTTCGAGATCGTCCCGGAGGCCAAGTCTTTCACCTATCTCGTGAGCAACGGCTCCGAGGTATGGACGGAGCGGTACTACCGCGAGGAGACTCCCAGCATCATCCCCACCATTTCGGACTTCCTGGAGTGGCTGGATGCCCTGGAGCTGGCCCCTATCTACAAAGAAAAATGGCTGGCCCTATGAGGGGGCGGCTGGTCGACCTGACCATCGGACTCAACCGCAAACAGCGCATCACCGTGGAGGTCGACCGGGATTACCGCGAGGACTATGAGCGGTTGAAAGACGCCGAGCTGGACATCGAAATCAAGAAGCACCGGGAAAAACGCTCCAAGTCCGCCAATGCCTATTTCCATGTGCTGGTGAACAAGATCGCTGCCGAGCGCGGCGGCAGCGACGAGGCTACCAAAGCCTCCCTCGTCGTGGAGTACGGGGCGCTGGCCAAGGACGCCGACGGGCTGACGGTGGGCTTCAAGCTCCCCGCCTCCGTGGACGTGTCCACCATCTACCCCTATGTGAAGTGCTTTGACACCCGCGTGGAGAACGGCAAGATGTTCAAATGCTACCTGGTCTACAAGCAGACGCACCTCATGGACAGCAAGGAAATGGCCCGGCTGATTGACGGCGCCATCGAGGTAGCCAAGGAGCTGGGCATCGAGACGGACACCCCGGAGCAGCTGGCCCGGTACAAAGAGGAATGGGGGCGTAGCTGATGGGGATGGGCGCCGAGATGCTTATGGAGGCCATGATTGATGCAGAGATCGAAGGGTGGTTCCGACGCCAGCAATACCTTGAAGACCTGGATTTAGTCGAGAGAGGCATCTGGAGGATGAAAGACGGGGGTTTAATCCAGATAGCAAAGATGTCCTCCCAACACCTGCGAAATACGATTGCGATGCTCGAAAGAAAAGAATCGCTGATCGAAGACGATTATCTTGACCTTTTCCTGGAAGCAAAAGAAAAAATGAAGGCAGAGTTGTCAAGGAGATACCCTCCGGTTGACCGAACGGAAGGCTTCTTTGACGACATGGAGGTTGATATTTTTGAGGAAAGTTTACTGTGACTACTGCGGCCGGCAGGCCGAGTATGTGGACAGCAAGGTCGTCTACGGCAAGAGCTACGGCATGATGTACCTCTGCCGGAATTGCATGGCCTACGTCGGTGTTCACAAGGGCACCGACAAGCCCCTGGGCCGGCTGGCCAACGCGGAACTCCGCTACTGGAAAAAGCGGGCCCACGCCGTTTTCGACCCCCTGTGGCAGCGGGGCCGTTTCCGCGGCCACCGCAACGCGGCTTATGGCTGGCTGGCCCAGAAGATGGGCCTGCCCGTGGAGCAGACCCATATCGGGATGTTTGATGTGGCGCAGTGTCGCAAGGCCGTCCATATCATTGAGAACGAAACGAGAGGAGGAAGCCCACATGGATGAAAAGAGAAGCCCCGAGGAGCTGCTGGCGCAGCTGTGCCTGGAGCCCGGCTTCGTGCTGGTGCCGCAGGATCGCTTTGAGGAGCTGGTGCGGGCCGAAACGGAGCGCGATGTCCTGGAGGCCACAATTCTGGGCGAAAACAAGTATTCCGTCGGAACCGTCCTGGAGGCCATTAGAAAGGCTCGAAACAAGGTGCTCCTGGAAAAGCCGGAGAATGCACTCCCGGACACGCCGGAGGTGGAGGGCGATGCTCAATAGAATCATCATCATGGGCCGCCTGACCCGCGACCCGGAGCTGCGCCATACACAGAGCGGTACGGCTGTCGCCTCTTTCTCCCTGGCGGTCGACCGCGACTTCAAAAGCCAGAACGGGGAGAAAGAGACAGACTTCATCGACGTGGTGGCCTGGCGCAATTCTGCGGAGTTCGTGTCCCGGTACTTCGCCAAAGGCCGCATGGCCGTGGTGGAGGGGCGGCTGCAGATCCGCCCCTGGCAGGACCGGGACGGGAACAAGCGCCGCTCGGCTGAGGTCGTCGCCGACAACGTGTACTTCGGGGACTCCAAGAAGGACGGGGACGGAGGCGGGGGCTACCAGGGCGGCTACCCCCAGGACGCCTACGGCGGCGGGTATGGCGGAGGCTATGCACCGCCCCAGGCTGGGCGGTCTGGCCCGCCGGCCGGAGGCTATCCGCCCTCCAACTACGGCGGCGGAGACTTCACGGAGCTGGGCGATGACGATGACGGGGAGCTCCCGTTCTGACCTGTGCGGGCCGTCCCTTCGGGCGGCGGCCCGCTTCCCATAAAGGGGGTGATTTCAATGGCAAGGTACAGAAATGTGAGCACCTCGTTCTGGGAGGACAACAAAATCGTTGATGATTTCACCCCGGAAGATAAGTACATCTACCTTTACTGCATGACAAATCCGCATACCAACCTTTGCGGCTGCTATGAGATCAGCCTGAAGCAGATTGCGTATGAGACGGGTTACAACACCGACTCGGTGGAGCGATTGCTGAAGCGCCTGGACAGGACCCATGAGGTTATTCGATACTCCGCGCCGACCAAAGAACTCCTGATTATCAACTGGGACAAGTACAACTGGTCACGGTCGGAGAAGCTGGACAAGCCCCTTTTGGCAGAAATCAGCGCCATAAAATGCAGTGATTTCCGTAGGTTTCTGGCCGAAAAGTACAACCGGCGTGAGACGGTGACGGTGCCTTACGATTATCGGGTGGAGCGAAGAATTCCACCTTCATTATATCCAGAAAGCGACACCGGCGCAGCGTCGTCCGGCGGTGCGGAAGCTCCCCCGGAAAGGCAGGTGCGCCACAAGCGCGGCCAGTACGGATGGGTGCGCCTTACCGACGAGGAGATGGACCGCCTCACCCGCGACCTGGGGCCGGACGAGCTGGCCCGCTGCATTACCTATGTCGACGAGGCCGCCCAAACCACCGGCAATAAAAACAAGTGGAAGGACTGGAACCTCGTCATTCGGAAATGCAGCAAGGGGCGCTGGGGACTTGAGCGGACGCCGGCTCCAGCGGGCGGTACGAGGAAAAGCGCGTCCCAGGGCGCCGCGGAGGATCTGCGGGAGCTCCACGAGCTATTCGGCGAGGGGTGATGTTGTGACCAAGAAGGAAATGACGGAGATCTTCAGCGTCATGCTCCTGGCGTGGCCCAACGCTGAAATGTTCAAGGGCGGCGTCGCCAAACTGGGGCCGACCATCGAACTCTGGGCAGCCTGCCTCTCTGATGTGGACTTCTGGCTGGGCCAGCAGGCCGTTATCCGGCTGTGCCGCGAGTGCAAATTCCCGCCCTCTATCGCAGAGTTCAAGGAAAAGGCGGACAACGTCCAGCAGGAAATCAGGTCGCGCATCGACCTGGATTGGAACGATATCAAGTTCTCCCGCTTGCTGGATAAGGCGCCGCAGGAATGGTATCAGAGGCTACCCCCCAACAGCGACGTTAAGGCTGTGATTGACGCCCTGGGCGGCGTGGAGAAGTTCGCCACCAAGGGAGAAGGGGGATGGAACTACTACGAGTTCCGGGATATGTACGAAAAGCTGATACGAAAAGAAGTGCCCGGGGCGGTGGCGCGGCTGACCTCCGGGAAAAAGAAGGAGTTGAGTCCATGAGAACGAGAAAAAGCTACCGCCGCCGGGCCTGGGCGCAACGCATCGCGCTGGTGCTGCTCCTGGCGGTCGTTGCAACGCTGGTAATCGCCCGTATAGGGGCGGAGCCGGTGGCGGGCGAGGTATCTACCACCCCGGAGACAGCGCCCCAGGAGACGGCTGTATTGCGGCCGGAGCCTACCTATGTCGTGGAGGTCATCCCGACCCCGGAGCCGACGCCGACGGTAGTGGCCCGATATGCGGATGTCACCATGACCGAGGCAGAGCGCGACGAGCTGGCGGCGATTATCTACCTGGAGGCTCGCGGAGAGCCGGCCGAGGGACAGCAGGCGGTGGCCGAGGTCGTCTTGAACAGGGTGGTTTCCCCGGACTTCCCGGACAGTGTGAGCGAGGTGCTGCACCAGGGGGAGGGTACTGCGGTGCCGCAGTTCTCCACCATCGGCCTCCTGTCTGCGGCCGAGCCGGGACAGGCCCAGTATGATGCCATCGACGCGGCACTGTACGGCCCGTCCATCCTGCCGGTCGATGTGGTGTTCTTCTCCCGGAACGGAGAGAATGACCGGGTGTGGGGCAAGATCGGTGGCCATGTGTTCTGTTACGCCTATGTCTGGGAGTGAGTTTATGAGAGCAAAGAAATTCCGAACTATCTGCGGGATCGTGGCTTGCGCCGGACTATTCCTCATGCTTGGGGCGGCCGGCGGAAGCGATACTGGAACCCTTGACCTCCAGGAAATCTTTTGGATGACGGTCCTGGGGCTTGGGCTCTTCGCCGGCGGGTGCTATCTGGGAGGCTACATCGAATGACCAAGGAAAAGGACCCCCGCCGCCAGCTGATGGGGAAAATCAGCAAGGCCAAGGGCAAGCACTTCGAGGAGCGCCTGGACGCCTCCTTTGCCTACTACCGCGACCGTGGGTACGCCATCATCGAAAAGACTCCCGAGCCCATGCGCCCGACGAAGAACCTGGGCAACGGAAAGTTCATCGCTTTCTTCGAGAAGAAGGCCCAGCCCGACTACAAGGGGACCATCAAGGGCGGACGAACTGTCATGTTCGAGGCGAAATTCACGGCGAAGGACCGGATGGAGCAGGACCGCGTGGAGCGGGAGCAGGGCGAGTACCTGGACCGGCACGAGCGCCTGGGGGCGCGGTGCTATGTTCTGGCCGGCTTCGGCTCCGGCGAAGTCTACCGCATCCCCTGGCCCGCATGGAGGGCCATGAAAGAGCTTTTCGGCCGCAAGTACGTCACTGAGGCCGACCTGGAGCAATACCGAGTACATACGGCGTGGAACGCCACGCTGCAGCTGCTCGACTGAAAGAAAGGAGATTACTATGAGCGAGATTTCCATGTACGAGGCCCAAAAGAAGAAGCTGCAGGGCCTCTGCGACGAGCACGACCTTGTTTTCCGCTTCATCAAAGACCGCTACCCCATCACCCTCACCATCAAGCCTGTGCAGGGCATGGACGCACAGATTTCCATGCTGGAGAATGTCGAGGAGGTCGGCTATCGGAGCCCGGATGCCTCCATGACCTGGATCTTCGAGGACGGGGTGCTGGAGACGAAGGTCACCGGCGGCACCTTCACCATCAGCAAGACCCTCCGGGGGAAAATCGAGAACGTCCTGGTGAAGATGATCGCTTACTGGCAGCAGTACTTCTTCCGGGATGTGATGGAGAAGAACGCCCTGCGCCCCGGCGTAATGCCCGTCATCGACGAGGACGAGGCCGACGACAGCGAGGCCCCGCCCATGCCGGAGGGCGCCGAGCCCCTGGAGGAATACGAAGACGACGGCGAGATCCCCGGGGACGAGGAGCTCGACGAGGATGACCCGGACATCCAGGAGGCTACCCGCATCGTCCGGGGCGAGAACAAGGCCTCCACGGCCCTCTTGCAGCGGCGCATGAACATCGGCTATGCCAAGGCTGCCCGCCTCCTGGATGCTTTGGAGCGCCTGGGCGTGGTCGGCCCCTACAATGGCTCCGACCCGCGAGAGGTGCTCCCCAGCGACCTCCCCGATGACGATGACGGCGAGGAGGGCGAGAGCGATGATGAGGCGTGAGGACTACAAAGCCGTGAAACACATGGACAAGACCCAGATGGAGAAATATCTCCAGACGGTCTACCAGCGCGGCTTCGATGCGGGCGTCAAGTCTGTCATCGCCAAGACCAAGGCTGCCATCCAGGCGAAGGCCACCAGCAGCGTGCCGGAAGCGGAGGGGTAAGACATGGGAAAGGCCATCCGTCTCCGTGGTGAGTGCCAAAAGAATATCGTCAAGTTGCTGGACGGCTTGTGCGGCCGCTACTCCAGGTGGGAAGTGTGGCAGGACTTCATCATCATGTCCGCCATCAGCATCGCGAACGTCCTGGGCGGCCCTCACCGAGAGGCCCGCGAGCGCGAGTACATGGAGCACGCTTCCCGGTACTCCTCGAAGGAGCTGGAGGTATTCGCGCAGATGCTGGCGGAGGTGGCTATGGAAATGGAGCGAGAGCCCGACCAAGACCTCCTCGGGGAGCTGTTTATGGCCCTCGGCCTCAGCAACGAGTGGAAGGGGCAGTTCTTTACCCCATACTCCGTGTGCCGGGCGATGTCCGGCATGACCTACGGCGACGATCTCAAGGCGCGCATCGAGCAGAGGGGATGGGTGGCCGTCAATGACCCGGCCTGCGGCGCAGGGGCCCTGCTGATTGCCTTTGCCAACGAGTGCCGCCGCCCTGGAAACGACATCAACTTCCAGACGTCGGTGCTGTTCGTGGCCCAGGACATCGACTTCCTGGCCGGGATGATGTGCTATATCCAGCTGAGCCTTATGGGCTGCCCTGGGTATGTGGTCATAGACGACAGCATCTCTCACCCCATAACGGGGATTGACCCTCGCGGACTCATTCCTCGCGACGGCCCAAATGTCTGGTACACACCCATGTACTTCCGGGACGTTTGGCACTGGCGCCGGCTGTGGGTGCAGATGGATTGCTTACTGTTCACGGCGGCTCCGAAAGGCCAGGCGGAAACGCCGGCCCCGGAGCCGCCAGGCACAAATGGGCCTGCCCTGTCCGAGGGCAAGGGCGGCCAGCTGACACTGTTTTGATGGGAGGGATGAAAATGCACGCATCGCCGCCGCTTGGGAAAAGGACGTGGACGGCGGAGGAAGAAAACTATCTCCGGGAGAGCTGGGGCACCGTAACGGTCGACGGGATATGCCGCCACTTGAACCGCACCAAAAACGCCATTCTGGTAAGGGTAAACCGGCTGGGGCTTCCGCCCTACCTGGAGAGCGGAGAGTACATCACCCTGCACCAGCTGTCCCGCGCGCTCGGCTTCGGGGCGTCGTCGGATAAGTATTTTCTGAAAAGCTGGGTGGAAAACCGGGGCTTCCCCCTGCATTACAAGCGGCGGGGGACGACGACGATCCGCGTGGTCTACCTAGACGAGTTCTGGGCATGGGCCGAGAAAAACCGTTCTTTCCTGGACTTCTCCAAGATGGAGCCTCTGGCGCTGGGCGCGGAGCCGGACTGGGTGCCGGAGCAACGCCGGAAGGATCACGAGGCCTATGCGCTCCAGAGGAAAGACCTGTGGACGCCTGCAGAGGACTCCCGCCTCAAAATGCTGTTAAGCCTGCACAAGTACTCGTGGGCCGAGATTTCTGACATGATGCATCGCTCCCACGGGGCGATTTCCCGCCGTTGCCGTGATCTCGGCATTAAGGACCGGCCCGTTGCTATGGAGCTGGCCGGGAAACGTGGCACTTGGACGCCGGATGACTTTAAGGCCCTGGCCGATGGGATTCGGAACGGCGACAGCTACGCCGCCATCGGAAAGGCTGTGGGCCGGTCGGAGAAATGCGTCCGCTCCAAGGTCTACAACGACTACCTGACCGAAAACATGGACAAGGTGCGTGAAATGCTCGGTGACGGGCCCTGGGGATCTGGAGCCCCGGAGGTGGACGTCAAACACGGCTTCTACATCTCGCGCACCAGGCAGCAGGTCCGGCGCGACCTTTCCGCACTGGCGGCACTGCTCCGCAAAAGGATGAACGACCTCGGCTATGACCCCTACTGGCAGCGGTTTATGTGCATGAACTGGGATGACATCGGCGGGTGTTCCGCCGGGTGCAGAGATTGCGATTCCTGCACGGAGTTCCGCCGCATACCCCCGCAATACTGCGCTCGCTGCGGAGCCACCTTCTATGAGCGCAAGGAAAATCGCTTCTGTTCAGACTGCCGCACCGCCAGAAAGAAACAGGCCCAGCGCCGGTGGTGCCGTATGAACGGATATACCCGAAAGGAGGCGTGAGATGTTCTTCCTGGAGAGAAAAGAGCCGGTCGCCATGCCGAATGTCCTCGGAAACACCAGCCAGCCGGTCCACACATACCGATGGAAAGCGATATACACCTGCCCGGAGCGGTGGCCCCTGGAGGCGCTTCTGAGGCACATGGACCCCAAGACGCACCGCATCACATCAAATTCCCCGGCCGAGGGATAAGTCGACCAACGAAAGGAGCTTGTATGAAAAAATCAATCAATGACCGCTGCCCGCTGCAGGTCGAATGCGAGCGGAAAAGGTGTGACTTTATCCACACCGAGCTGGAGTGTCCCTACTACTCCGCAAATGCGCGCAAGGATTATTACATCGACGACCAGGAGGAAATCCGTAACCGGCGGGATCGGGAGCGGATGGATGAAGCCCTCCTTGCTTCGCTGGGTGACGATGACGATGATGACACTGCCGACGGCGGCCTGGTCTACATCCCCATCGAACAGCTCTACCCCCATCCCGACAACCCCCGGAAAGACCTGGGCGACCTGACCGAGCTGGCCGACAGCATCAAGGCCAACGGCGTCCTCCAGAATTTGACCGTCGTCCCCCGCACCGTGACCGGGGAAATCACGGGAGAAACCTGGCAGAAGGGCTATACCGTGGTCATCGGCCACCGCCGGCTCGCGGCCTCGAAGCTGGCCGGGCTGAAAGAGCTGCCCTGTGTCATCACCGATATGGACCTTCGGAGCCAGGTGCAGACCATGCTCATGGAGAACATTCAGCGGGCCGACCTTACCCTTTACGAGCAGGCCCAGGGCTTCCAGATGATGCTCGACCTGGGGGACAGCATTGACGAGATTGCCCGGAAGTCCGGCTTCTCCCAGACGACCGTGCGGCGCAGGGTGAAGCTGCTGGAGCTCGACCAGGAGAAATTCAAGGCTTCCGTGAGCCGTGGCGCCAACCTCATGGATTACATGGAGCTGGACAAGATCGACGACCCGGAGCTGAAGAATGAGGTCCTGGAGGCCATCGGCACCAACAACTTCCGGCAGAAGCTGGCCAGCGCCATCGAGACAGAGAAAAGCCGCAAGCTCATCGCGGATCGGGTGCAGGCTCTTTCCGCCTTTGCGACTCAGGTTGAGAAGGTGGACCACTCCACCATGCGGTATGTGCGGAATTACGGCACCTGGAATAAGAAAGACGAGGTGACGCGCCCCGATGACGCGGACACAGTGGCTTACTTCTTCTGTGTGGGAATGCACCAGGTAGACCTTTATCGTCAGATCGTTGAGGAGCCAGAGGACACAGAGGCGGCGGCCCAGGCGGAGCGGATCAAGGCCGAGCTGGAGCGCCGGCACGCAGAGCTTGAAACCATCTCCAGGGCAGCATACCAGGCTCGATACGCATTCATCAAGGACTTCTCGGCGGCGAAAAAGAACGTGGCGACTGTTTGCCGGTTCGTTGCAGGAATGCTTCTTCGGGGCCATGATGATCCAGATGACGACATGATGTCCGAACTTTTGGACGTCAGCATTGACACCGAAAATGATGAAATCGACACCGCAGCCTTTGATGACCGGTCGAAGGAAAGCCCGGAATACACCCTCCTGGCTACGGCTTATGCGTCCTTTGACGCCGAGGGAGTAAATTACTTCTGGCGGCGCTGGAACCCCGAGAAGCACTGCATGGCCTGCGTGCATCAGGAAAACGAAAGCCTGGACTTTCTGTATAAAATCCTCACAGAACTGGGGTATGAGATGTCCGACGAAGAAAAAGCCCTCCAGGACGGCACCCATGAGTTGTTCCAGGAGGTTGATGCGCAGTGACACAGGAGGGGGATTTTGTAGGCCGTCTTGTGCATCTTTCAGCAGCGGACGCCTTGGCCGCGCACGTCAAGCGTATGATGCGCGAGATGACAGGGCTATCGGAAGAAGAGGTTTCTGTCGATGTCGATTCTCTTGGCAACGTCAATGTTACCTGCAAGCCAAAGGCGGAAATGAAAACCGTAGAAATGGAAATCGTCCTGGGCGGAGAGGAGGCATAGCGTGGAACACCTAATTCGCTATGACGAGGAAGGGCGCCCTTATTCCAGCCGGGGGTGGGAGGTGGCCCTCTCCCATCTGGCGTGGTACGAAACCGTAGAGAACAAGGTCGAGGAGAGGTTAGGCTGCACAATGGAGGGGCTTTTAGACAAACTCGAGCAGGGGTACCTCCTTGTGCGGGGCGTCAACGTCCGGGACCTGGCCCAATTCCCGGAGGTAAACGGAAAGGTGGGCAGCGAATGAAGAAAAAGCGAGTGAGATCCCAGCCGATACCGGGGCACACCGCCCCGGCGCCGGCGACCGGCGGCCGTGTCCAGGTGGGCGATGTAGTCTACCGCAAGCCCATCTCCTTTTCGGACAGCGACGCCAAGAACGCCCAGACGATGCGCGGGACGGTGGTCTGGGTACACCCGGCCGGCCGCTTTCATGTGGTCGAATTCGAGAAGGGCGTCCGGGAGAGCTTCATGGGGGTGCAGAGGTAAATGCTGATTATCACCATCGAGGTCAACGCCCGGCCAGGCCAGGCCATCGGCATCAAGGAGGACCTGGCCCTCTACCTGGAGCGGTACGGGGACGCGCGGGTGGTGTCGGTCGAGGAGGCCCCGCAGAGGCAGATGGAGCAAATGACGATAGGAGGCGGTGCGTACCATGAGCAGCAGAAGAAGCGTGTGTCGCGGGTGCGGCGCTGAAATCGTGTGGGTAAAGACCGAGGCCGGAAAGAGTATGCCGTGCGACCCCGGGGCGGTGCCGTTCTGGGCCCGCCCGGGGGCTCCGGGCAAGGTCGTCACTCCGCTGGGGAAAGTCGTGAGCTGTGACTTCATCGGCGAGCGCGACCGGGTGAGCGGCTTCGGGTATGTGTCCCATTTCAGTACCTGCCCGAAGGCAAAGGAATTCAAGCGGAAGTAACGATGGTGTGGGGGTGAGCCAAAATGACGCTACAAGAGTTGTCCCAGTACTACAAGTTGCGCGAGCGGCTGAACAGGGACGAAGAAATCCTGGAGTCCCTCCGAGCCGCGGCTTGCCCCGGAGCGCAGAACTTGAGCGGAATGCCCCATGCGCCGGGCGTCCGGGATAAGGTGGGCGACCTGGCCGTGGAGATCGCCGACATGACGGAGCGCATTCGGTATCTCAAGGAGGAGATCGACCGGGCGGAGGCGGCCGTCACGGAATTTGTGGAGAGCATCGAGAACGACCAGACGCGGATGATTTTCCGGCTCCGCTTCCTCCGCTGTCTGACCTGGGGCGAGGTCGCCGCTGTCATCGGCGGGCGCAACACGGAGGACGGCGTGAAGTCAGCCTGCTACCGCTACCTGTCCTCCTGAAAAGTTGCAACGGCGTGACGCGGTGCGACGCTTGCAAACGCCCTTTATGTGCGATATGCTTAAACTCGTAAAATCCTATGAAGCCAGGCGGCCCTTCTTCGGAGGGGCCGCCATTCTTTTGGGAAAGGAGGTTGAGGCCGCCGCGTTACTCCTTGCGCGTCGGTCGTGCGCCGGGCTTCATGTTCGCCAACGTGGGCAGCGGCGACGCCAAAAAAGGAGAAAAGTAAAATGTTTGGAATCGTTGTCCTGGCCGCCTATGCGCTGCTGATGATCGGCGTCACGCTTATCTTCACCCGCAGGGCGACCAGTGCAGAGAGTTTCCATGTGGCAGACCGGCGCATCGGAGCCACGGTAGCGGCCATGAGCATCGCCGCCACCTGGATCTGGGCGCCGTCCCTGTTCACATCATCGGAAATGGCCTACACAAGAGGCGTGCCGGGAATGTTTTGGTTTCTGGTGCCGAATGTGCTGTGCCTCATCATCTTCATTCCCTTTGCCAAGAAGATCCGCCGCCAATACCCGGAGGGCATCACCCTCACCGGCTACATGGCCGAGCGGTACCGCTCCCCGAAGGTCAAGGGCGTCTACTCCTTCCAGCTGGGCGCGCTGGCTGTCCTCTCGACGGCCGTGCAGCTGCTCGCCGGCGGGAAGACGCTGGCCCTCCTCACAGGTCTTCCCTTCTGGAGCATGACGCTTGCCCTGGCCGCCATCGCCTATTCCTACTCCCGCTTCTCCGGTATCAAGGCGTCGGTGGCCACGGACGTCGTCCAGCTGGGCATCATCCTCTTGGGCGGTGCGCTCCTGGTAGCCCTGGGCCTCCGGCTGACCGGTGGCCTGGAGACAGTGCGGGCCGGGCTGGGCTCTGTCAGCGGGGAGTACGCCTCTCTGACCTCGGCCTCCGGCGTCGAGGTGCTGCTGAGTTTCGGCCTCCCGACGGCGGTCGGCCTTATCTCTGGCCCATTTGGTGACCAGTGCTTTTGGCAGCGGGCCTTCTCCATCCGGGAGGACCGCATCGGCCGCTCGTTCTTCGCCGCGGCTCTGCTGTTCGCCCTTGTACCTATTGCTATGGGCACGATAGGCTTCCTGGCCGCCGGAACCGGCTTTCAGGCGGCAGACACCGGCATGGTGAACTTCGAGTTTGTCATGTCGCTGCTCCCGGCCTGGGTGCTGGTCCCCTTCCTGTTCATGGTCATCTCCGGCCTGCTGTCCACGGTAGACAGCAACCTCTGCGCCGCGGCGTCCCTCACGACAGACTGGATGACCGGCGAGGGGGCCGACAACATCCGCGCCTCCCGGCGCGTCATGCTGGCCCTGCTACTGGTGAGCATCCTGATTGCCAATATCCCGGGGCTGACCGTGACGCACCTGTTCCTGTTCTACGGCACCCTGCGGGCCTCCACGCTGCTCCCCACGGTGATGACGCTGCTGGGGAAGAAGCTCTCCGCCGGCGGCGTGTTCGCCGGTGTCCTCACCGCTCTGTGCGTCGGGCTCCCCATCTTTGCCTACGGCAACATCGCGGGCATTCCGGCCCTCAAAACGGCTGGCAGCCTGACGACCGTGCTGTCGAGCGGCGTCGTGGCCGTCATCGCCTCCAGAAAGGCGGTGAGGACATGAGCCTGGGTAGGAAACAACTCATCACCAATGAAGCCTGGCTGGAGGCCGTTGCAACCGTCGAGAGCGCGGTTTCCGAGGCGGCCCTGGGCGAACTTGTGGCCGCGACCATAGAGGACATCAAGGCCAAGACAGCGGGCAAAAAGGCGGCCTATGCCTGGAGCGGTGGTAAGGACAGCATTGTCCTTGGCAAGCTCTGCGAGGCCGCCGGCGTGGTCGACAGCATGATCGGCGTGTGCGACCTGGAGTACCCGGCCTTTGCCGCTTGGATCGAGGCCAATAAGCCGGAGGGCTGCGAGGTCATCAACACGCACCAGGGGCTCGACTGGCTGGCCAGACACCCGGAGATGCTGTTCCCGCAGAACTCGGCCGCGGCCGGCCGGTGGTTTTCCATCGTGCAACACCGGGCCCAGCGCATCTATGCCAAGGCCCACGGCCTCGACCTCATCATCCTGGGCCGCCGCCGTGCGGACGGGAACTATGTGGGTCGCGGCACCAACATCTACACCGACGGCAAGGGCGTCACCCGCTTCAGCCCACTCGCGGCCTGGAGCCATGAGCACGTCCTGGCCTATATCCATTACCACCAGCTCCCGCTCCCGCCCATCTACGGGTGGAAGAACGGCTACCTCTGCGGTACGCACCCCTGGCCCGCCCGGCAGTGGACGGGCGGCACCGAAAACGGCTGGCGCGAGGTCTACGACATCGACCCCTCCATTGTCATTGAAGCGGCGGAGAAGATCGAGAGCGCCCGGGCCTTCCTGAAGGGGGTGCGGGCATGAACGTGACGAGAAAGCTCCTGTCCGAGCTCCGGCGCCCGGAGCGGAACGTCCGGATGCACACCGACAAGCAGCTGAAAGAGTTCCGGCGCTCCATTGAGATGTTCGGCCAGATCCGCCCCATCGTGGTGGACGAGGACGGCGTCATCCTGGCTGGCAACGGTCTGTATGAAACGCTCCTCTCCATGGGCCGCACCGAGGCAGACTGCTACGTCGTGACCGGCCTGACCGAAGCCCAGAAGAAAAAGCTGATGCTGGCCGACAACCGAGTGTTCGACCTGGGCGTGGATGACCTGTCTGCGCTGGATGCTTTTGTCCTGGAGCTGAAGGACGACCTGGACATCCCCGGCTATGAGGAAGACCTGCTCCGGGCGATGGTCATGGAGGCGGACGAGGCCGCCGATACCCTCAGTGAGTACGGCACCATCGACGAGGAGCGCATCGAGGAGATCCGCGACGCCCGGGAGCGCACCGAGGCCCGGGAGGAAGCAGCCGCGAGGAACGCCGAGGAATATGTCCCGCCGGCGGCTGGAACACAGCCCCAGGAGGAAGGACCGGCGCGCCGGTTCATCCTCTGCCCGAAATGCGGTGAGCGGATATGGCTGTGAAGCGTGTTGCGTCCAACGTGGACATCGTGACCGCCGCCCGCCAGCGCATCAAAAATGTGTTCTCCAACGGCGTCCCGGTCTATATGTCGTTCTCGGGCGGAAAGGACAGCCTGTGCCTGGCCGACCTCACCTTGAAGCTGATCCAGGCCGGGGAGATCGACCCGGCCCAGCTGACCGTCCTCTTCATCGACGAGGAAGCCATCTTCGACTGCATCGAGGAGACGACCAAGGCCTGGCGCAAGAAGTTCCTGCTGGCCGGCGCCAAGTTCCAGTGGTGGTGCATCGAGGTCAAGCATTTCAACTGCCTCAACGAGCTCTCCAGCGACGAGACATTCGTCTGCTGGGACCGCCGCAAGCGGGATGTCTGGGTGCGGCAGCCGCCGCCCTTTGCCATCCGCAACCACCCGCTGCTCAAGCCCAGGGTGGACAACTATCAATCCTTCCTGCCCCGCGTCACCCGGGACGGCATTATGATGACCGGCGTCCGGGCGGCCGAATCCGTCCAGCGCCTCCAGTACATGGCGGCTCTGGGCGTGGGCGGCAAGGGGATCACCAATACCAACACCATCTACCCGATCTACGACTGGAAGACCACCGACGTGTGGCTCTACCTTCGCAACGAGCGGGTGGAGATCCCCAAGGTCTATCTGCAGATGTACCAGGTCGGGGTCAATCGCAACCAGCTGCGGGTTTCGCAATTCTTCTCCGTCGATACTGTCCCCGTCCTGGTACATCTTGCGGAGTATGATCCTGCTCTGATGGAGCGCGTGCTCCGCCGTGAGCCCAACGCCTACCTTGCCATGCTCTACTGGGACAGTGAAATGTTCCACCGCACGACGCGGAAGCGCCGGGAGCTGGAGGGCAAGGACACGAAGGACTACCGCGCGCTCCTGAAAGAGATGCTGTTCGAGCGCCCCGCCGATTTCTTCAACACTCCGCACAAGCGCGAGGTCGCCAAGCAGTACCGCAAGCTCTTTATCCGCATGGACGGCATGGCCCGCCCCCGGGACTACCGGAAGATGTACGAGGGGCTGGTGGCCGGCGACCCCAAGCTCCGCACCCTGCGGGCGATCTACCAGGATATTTCCTGCGCCTACGCAGCCTACGCTAAGTCCTTCCGGAAGGGAGGTGAAGCGAATGGCTGATGTGGACCTGTTCGCCCCTCTGTCCTCCCTGCAATGGGTGGACCGCGACCAGCTCAAGCCCAATGACTACAACCCCAACAAGGTCAACCGGGAGAACCTGAAGCTGCTGGTGCAGTCCATCCTCACCAACGGCTGGACGCTGCCCATCGTGGTGCGCCCTGACTACACCATCATCGACGGCTTCCACCGCTGGACGGTGGCCGGAGAGGAGCCCCTGCACACGAAGCTGGGAGGCAAGGTGCCCGTGGTGATCGTGCGGCACGATGACCAGACCGAGGACATCTACGGCACCGTCACTCACAACCGCGCCCGTGGTACACACTTGCTGGAGCCTATGAAGGCCATCGTCAAGCGCCTGCTGGCCGACGGGAAAAGCGTGCAGGAAATCGGGAAGCAGCTGGGCATGAGGCCCGAGGAGGTATTCCGCCTGTCCGATTTCTCACGCGATGACTTCCTTGCGATGATGACGAAAGGCGTACATGGGTACAGCAAGGCAGAGCTGCTAACCAAGTACTAAGGCACACCCCCATGCCCCCATACACCAGGCATAGCCCAGGACAGGGCCATACAGCGCATGAGAGCCGCGTATGTGTTCTGCCCTGGGCGTTCTCATGCCGAGGCGTGAAGGGGTGTTGCAAGCCCCGGAAATGGGCATTGAGGGCGACGATGAAAAGCGCGGCAAGGTACTGTGACGGCCCCTACCCAAAGGGTGCGGGCTCGCCGACCCCAAAAAACGATTAGTTAGTGCGCGAGAAAAGGGCAACTTTAATTGAAATCTTGTATGAAATTATCGACTTCTTGACCTTCCGCCGGGCGTGGGACGCCCGCCTCCTATCACATAGCCTGGCCCCGGAGCGGAAACGCCCCGGGCGTCGGGCGGAGGGCCAAGACACAGGAAAGGAGCGTGGCCTATGGCGGCAAAGAAGCAGGATGTGGTCGTAGAGGACGGAGCCGTGTATGTGCTGCGCGCCGGGACGCCCGTCTACGTCAAGACTGCCGACATCTGCTCGATGACCGGGAAGAGTAACCAGTGGATCGGACAGCTGGTAGCCCAGGGGACGCTGCACAAGCGCAGCACCCCGCACGGGAGCCTGTTCGATGTCGCCGAGGCCGTGCGCGCCTACTGCTCCATGCTGGAGGCCCGCGCGGGACCGGCCAAGACCGAGGAGGAGATCAAGCAGGAAATCAAGCAGGAAAAGGCGAAGGCGGCCGCCGACGTGACAATGAAGATTGCCAAGGCCAACATCGCCAAGGCCGAGGCCGACGAGCTCCAGGGCAAAATGCACCGGAGCGAGGACGTGGCCGCGATGACTACCGACTTGATCTACGCCATTCGCGGGGCGATGATGGCCCTGCCCGGCCGCCTGGCCGTGGACGTGGCCTCAGCGAACTCCCCAGCGGAGGCCGCCGAGATCATCCGCCGCGAGGTCAACAAGGCCATGCGGGAGCTCTCCAACTACCGCTATGACCCAAAGAAATACGAGGAGCGCGTCCGGGAGCGGAGGGCCTGGGAAGCTGACAGCGGGCGTGATGCCGATGACGGATAAGGAAACGCGCCGGCTCATTGAGGAGAAAGAGGCCCGCGAGCGGGTAAAGAGGCTGAATGCCGTCATCACGAAAGTCTTGGCCGGCATGAAACCGCCGGACGACCTGACCGTGACGGAATGGGCGGAGAAAAACCGCCGCCTGTCCACCGAGGCCAGCGCCGAGCCCGGCCCCTGGCGCACCGACCGCACCCCTTATCTCCGGGAGCCGATGGACGCCTTTACCGACCCCCGGGTGCACCGCATCGTCATGGTGGCGGCGTCCCAGGTGGGAAAGTCGGAGTTCCTCAACAACACCATCGGCTATATCATCGACGAAGACCCCGGCTCCATCCTGTTCGTCCATCCCACGACCATTGACGCCAAGGAGTACTCCAAGCTCCGCATCGCTCCGATGATCCGGGACTGCCCCACCCTCAAAAAGAAGGTGGCGGACCCCAAGAGCCGCGACAGCGGAAACACCATCCTGCAAAAGACGTACCCCGGCGGAATCTTGACGATGTGCGGCTCCACCGAGGCCCACGCCCTGGCGTCCAAGCCCATCCGCTACATCATGGGGGACGAGCGCGACCGCTGGGCGACCTCCGCCGGCAACGAGGGCGACCCCTGGGAGCTGGCCCAGGCCCGACAGACCACGTTCTACAACGCCAAGGCGCTGGAGGTCAGCACCCCCACCGTCAAGAACGCCAGCGCAATCGAGGCGTCCTACGCCGAGGGCACGATGGAGCGGTGGAAAAGCAAATGCCCCCACTGCGGCGAGTACCACGAGATCAACTTCGAGGACATCCGCTATGAGCACGAGGAGGGCGTGGTGGCCGGCCGCAAGACCTTCAAGGTGCTGAACGTCTGGTATGTCTGCCCCGGCTGCGGAAGCATCTCCGACGAGACGACCATGAAGCACCAGCCCGCGCGCTGGGAGGCGGACAACCCCGACGCATACGCCCAGGGCGTCCGCTCTTTCTGGCTGAACGCCTTCGTCAGCCAGTGGGCTTCCTGGAGCTCCATCGTGCTCAAGTATCTCAAGGCCATCGGTAACACCCGGAAGCTCCAGGTGGTCTACAACACCTGCTTCGGCCTGCTGTGGGAAGACCGCGGCGACCTGGAGGACGAGGACAGCCTCATGGCCCGCCGAGAGGACTACGGCACCCGGCCGGACGGCTCCCCCGTGGAGCTGCCGGAGGGGGTGCTGGTGCTCACCGCCGGCGTGGACACCCAGGATGACCGCATGGAGTATGAGGTCGTCGGGCACGGCCACTTCGGGGAAACCTGGGGCATCGAAAAGGGCATCGTCATGGGCAGGCCGGATGACCCGGACACCTGGGCCAAGCTGGACGAGATGGTGTTCAACCGAGTATTCCGCTTCGAGGACGGCCTGGGGCTCCGAAGCTCTATGACCTTCGTGGACGAGGGCGGCCACTTCACTCAGGATGTCCGCCTCCAATGCCGGGCGCGCATTTCCCGCAAGGTGTTCTGCATCAAGGGTATGCCCGGGGCGGATAAGCCCTACACCTCTCCGCCGAAGAAGATGAAGATCGTGGTCAATCAGGTCGCCATCGGCACCTGCTGGCAGTACCAGCTCGGCGTCGACTCCGGCAAGCAGATCATCATGGACAACCTCAAGGTGCAGAAGCCAGGCTCAAAGTACTGCCACTTCCCAAGGCGGGACGACTACGGCCCCGGCTACTTTACCGGCCTGCTCTCCGAGCACCTGGTATATGACCCGGCCAAGAAGCAGCCCTGGGTGTGGGAGAAGATACCCGGCCACGAGCGCAACGAGGCCCTGGACTGCCGCAACTACGCTCTGGCGGCCTTCAAGTGCACGCCAGCCAACCTTGACGAGATAGACAGGCGGCTAAAGGCGGCCCGGGGGAAAGCCCCATCTACGGGCGTTGCAACAGCCTCGCCGCCCCCCAAAAAGCAGACCAAGCGCGGCTCCGCGCTGAAAAAATACTATGACGAATGGTAGGTGATGCCCGATGGCAGATATGACCGACGTGAAAATCCGGCTGAACTTCTGGCGCTCCGCCTATGAGAAGCTGACCGCGGCTTACACCGCCCTGGTGGACGGCCGCGTCAAGAGCTATACCATCGACGACCGGCAGCTCACCCGCTTCGACCTCGGCACCCTCAAAGACGAGATCGAGGAGGCCGAGCAGAAGATCGACGAGCTGACCGCTCTGCTGAACGGCAGGCGGCCCCGCAAGGCCTTCGGCGTCATCCCCCGCGACTGGTGACCTTTTTCGTGAGGTTACGAAAATGATATGGGTACAAGCCCGAGAGGGCTTTACCACGGGCAGCCCGGCGGAGTTTGTCAGCTCCTTTCGCCGCCGGGCGGCCCGTTTTTTATGCAACACATAGGAGGTGGGCGACATATACCGCGATAAGAAAACCGGGCTGTTCCTGCCCGACACAGCGCGCCCCCAGGCCAAGGGATATAGCGAGGCCGGCGCCAGCATGACCCGGCGGGCGCTCAAAGGCTTTACCCCGCGCAGCGGCTCCCCCAGGGAGGACATCGACTGGAACAACTTCACCCTCCGCCAGAGGGGGCGGATGCTGTATATGTCCTCCCCGGTGGCGACGTCAGCCATCAACACCAGCCGGACGAAGGTAGTCGGCGTCGGCCTGACCCTCAAAAGCTCCGTAGATCGGGAGGTGCTGGGCATCTCCCCGGAAGCGGCCAAGGAGTGGCAACGGCGCACCGAGGCGGAGTTTTCCCTGTGGGCCAAGAACAAGGCCAACTGCGACGCCACCGGCATGAACAATTTTTACGGAATGCAGCAGCTGGCGCTGGTGGCGTGGCTCCAGAGCGGAGATGTTTTCCCCGTGTTCAAGCGGAGAAACCCCACGCCGGTAAATCCCTACTCCCTGCGCATCCATCTTGTGGAGGCCGACCGGGTGCGTACCCCCGCCGAGTACGGGGGCGGAACGGCCGTGGCCCACATCACGGACGGGAAGAACCCGGAGAACGGAAACCGCATCTTTGACGGGGTGGAGGTGGACAACGACGGCATGGTCGTCGCCTACTACGTCCACAACACCTACCCCTGGCAGACCACGACAGAGCCGACCAAGTGGACGAGGGTGGAGGCCTACGGCCCCAGGACGGGCCTGCCGAACATCCTCCACATCATGGGGAGCGAGCGGCCGGACCAGTACCGGGGCGTGACCTATCTGGCCCCGGTGATCGAGCAGCTGCTGCAGCTGCGCCGGTACACGGAGAGCACGCTTATGGCCGCCCTCGTCCAGTCTTTCTTTACGGCGTGGATCATCACCAAGACCAGCCAGACCGAGATCCCCATCAACGAGGTCGGCGCCGGCGACATCGCCGGTGTTCCCGCGGCAAATCCCATCGAGAACAACCTATCCGGGAGCGACAGCGAGTATGAGATGGGCCCCGGTACGGTTTCCCACCTGGCGGAGAACGAGGACATCAAATTCGGAAACCCCAGCATCCCCACCACGGGCTTTGATGCCTTCGTCAAGACTTTCTGCCAGCAGACCGGCGCGGCCCTGGGCGAGCCCTACGAGGTGCTGATGAAGACCTTTAACTCCAGCTACTCGGCATCCCGCGCCGCTCTCCTGGAGGCCTGGGAAGAGTTCAAGATGCGCCGGAGCTGGTTTGTGGCCGACTTCTGCCAGCCGGCCTATGAGGTATGGCTTTCGGAGGCGGTGGCCCGTGGACGCATCAAGGCTCCGGGCTTCTTTGAAGATCCCCTGGTGCGGGCTGCGTGGTGCGGTGCGCGCTGGATCGGCCCCGTCCAGGGGCAGCTCGACCCGCTGAAGGAGGCCAACGCCGCCGTTGTCCTGGTCGACCACGGTTTCAAGACCCACGAGCAGGTCACGCGCGAGCTGGGCGGCGGCGACTGGGAGGCCAACGTGGAGCAGCTGAAAGCAGAAAACGCGAAGCTCGCGGAAGCGGGCGGCGCACGGATCACCAACCTGCCGAGCTCCGGCGCCGATGACGGCGAAGGCGGCGACGGCGAGGGCGAAGGGAAGGGAGAAAACGCATGAGCAAAACAGTACCGACCGCGCGGCCTGTCGTGAACATCAAGCGGACCGCCTATGCGATGGCTACCGACGATGGCCAGAGCGCAGAGATCACCATGTACGGCGACATCTATGAGCAGCATCCCACGGACTGGTGGGGCGACCCCGTAGAGGGACAGTTTATCACCCTCTCTGAGTTCCTGGATGACCTGGGGCAGATCGCCACCTGCAAGGACATCACTATCCGCATGAACAGCTATGGCGGCGACGCCGGCGTGTCCAACACCATCCACAACCGGCTCCGGGAGCTGGCGCGGGACGGAGCGAAGCTCACCTGCATCGTGGACGGCGTGGCGATGTCCGGCGGCTCGCTTATCATGTGTGCCTGCGACACGGTGAAGGTCAATCCCTCCAGCCTGATTATGATTCACAAGTGCTGGGGCTTCTTCTGGGGCGGCTACAACGCCGACGAACTGCGCGAGGCCGCTGGACAGTATGACGCCTGGGACAAGGCCCAAGTCGCTATCTACAAGCGGAAGACCGGCCTGACCGAAACCGTCCTGTCCCACATGATGTCCGACACGACCTACATGACGGGGCGCGAGGCAGTAGAAAAGGGCTTCGCTGACGAGCTGATTGAGGATGCGGAGCCCCTGGACGTTGCCGCCAGTGCGGATGGACGGCGCCTGTTCGTCCGCGGTCGCACCATCCACCTTACGGCGGGGATGTTCGCCCCGGACAATATTCCCACGGTCGATCCCGAGGCCTCGGCCCCGGCTAAGACACATACAAATCCGCCGGCCAAGACCGGCAGAAAAGGAGGAAGTACACCTATGGCAAGTACTGTTGAGGAGCTCCGGGTGGAGTACCCGGAGCTGACCGCGCAGCTGGAGGCCGAGGCGAGAGCTGCCGCCACCCCTGCCCCCAGCGCAGCGGCCGAAGGTAACGGCGGGGCCGACCCCGCCCAGGTCGAGCGCCAGAGAATCCAGGACATCGACGCCCTGGCATCTCTCTATGACGCCGAGAGCATCCGGGAGGCCAAGTACGGGGATCACCCCTGCACAGCCCAGGAGCTGGCCTACCGCATGGCTCAGAAAGCCGCCCAGACCGGCAAGAGTTACATGACGGCCCTGGAGGCTGACACCGGCGCGTCCGGCGCGCAGCAGGTCGGAGCCGCCAACAACGAGGGCGCGCCCGCCGGTGAGCTCACCCCGGAGCAGCGCATGGCGAAGGGCCGCGCCGATGCGAAGGCCCTGAACAAGAAGGAGGATAAGTAACATGGCGAAGCATCTCAACGATAAGGTCGGCTCTATGGAGTACGACAAGCTGATCGCCGGTATCACCCCGCCCGTGAAGGTGGCCTCCGGCATCATCACCAAGCTGTCCGCCGCCGCCACCTATCCGCGGGGCACCGTCCTGTGCCGCAGCTCCGGCACCGGCGGCGACGGCAAGCTGAAGATCCTCGGCACCACCGCCGTCGAGAACGAGACTCTGACCCCCGACTGCATTCTCTGTGATGACGAGGACATCGGCACTGACGCCGATGCCAATGTCGCTGTCTATGTGATGGGCTGCTTCAACGAAGACGCCCTGACCGTGGATGATGAGTACACCATCACCCAGGCCGACAAGGACACCCTGCGCGAGCGCGGTATCTATCTGGCCCAGGTCCTTGACTAAAAGGAGGACAAGAATATGCCTTTCGACATTTTTGACACCTACTACATGGCGGGCATGGTCCAGGAGATCGTCCCCGTCCAGAGCTTCTTCCGCGACCGCTACTTCCCCACCAACGCGGCGACCGACATCTTCAACGCCAACAAGGTGCTGGTGGAGTACCGCGACCGCGACCGGGCTATGGCTCCTTTCGTTGTGCGCCGTGCCGGCGACATCCCCGTGGCTCGCGGCGGCTACGAGATCCACGAGTTCGAGCCGCCCTTCACCGCTCCGTCCCGTCTGCTGACCCTGGATGACCTGCAGAAGCGCGGCTTCGGGGAGGCTCTGTATGCTGGCAGCACCCCCGCCGAGCGCGCCCGGGCGCTCCAGATGCAGGACCTCACCGACCTGGACCGCCGCATTCAGCGCCGCGAGGAGTGGATGGCCGTCCAGACCATGATCAACAACGGCTGCACCATCGTCGCCTACATCGACAACGACACCGTGGGCGAAACCTACGACATCTTCTACTTCGACACCACCGGCTCCAACCCCGCCAAGTACACCGTGGCGAACAAGTGGGACGCGTCCGGCGGCGACTGGAGGGGAGACGTCGCCGCGATGGTGAACGACCTGCTGGACCGCGGCCTCCCCGCCACTGATCTGGTCGTGGGCACCGAAGTGGCCGCCTTCATCCAGAGCGACGAGGCCACGCTGAAGCTGCTGGACAACCGGCGCGCCGAGTATGGCCGTCTGGCGCCCCAGGTGCGTTACCCCGGCGTGGTGTGGATCGGCAATCTGAACTTCGACGGCACCGACCTGGACATCTTCTCTGTGCGCGAGACTGTGCTGGACAAGGACGGCACCATCCGCCTGTTCCCCGCGACCTCCGCGATGGTCACCGCCCCCGACTGCGGCCACATGATGTACGGCCGTGTCGACCAGATCGAGGACGACAACGAGTACCACAGCTTTGCCATGCAGCGCGTGCCCAAGTTCGTCGTCGACAAGGACAAGGACACCCGCAAGCTGCGCCTGGCCTCCCGTCCTCTGGCCGCGCCCCGGAGCAAGGCCCCCTGGATGTACGCGGCCAACGTGGTCGGCACCTGATAGGACCTGGAAAGGAGCAATACCATGAAGCGTGTAAAAATCACCGACGGCTTGTACGGCTACCGGCCCGAGGGTGCGAAGCACCCCCAGCCGGTGCCCGCCGGCAGCCTCTGTATCGTGACTGACGCCGAGGCTGCCCGCCTGGCCTCCATCGGCGTGGGTGTCGTCCTCGAGGACATCACCGAGGAAGATGTCACAGGAGCCGTTGCAACGCCCGTAGAGGGCGAGGACGACGAGGGGGCGGTCGTGGACACTCACGACCAGGGCGGGCCCGCAGAGGACGAGGAAACCGCTCACCTTGACCCCGAGCAGCTCAAGGAGCTCACCAACGCCAAGCTCAAGGAGCTGGCCGAGGAAATGGGCATCGACACCGCCAAGCTCAAGACCAAGGCGCAGTTGATCGCGGCAATCACCGACGTGCCCCTGGAGGACGCGATCTCTGGCGAGGACGACGGCGAAGGGGCTCCGGCCGGCCTCGGCGCGGAGGGCCCCGTGGAATGAGCGGCTTCAAGGACATGGTGGCCGATGACGTCCACGCCGTTTTCCTCAACCTGGACGAGTTCGCTGAAAAGCGCACTATCCGCTACGACGGCGAAGAGTACCAGGACATCCCCATCGTCTTATCCGGCCTGAAGGAGCAGGAACGACGCCAGCTCCAGTCCGACCATGTCCAGGGGCTCTACCTCGTGTCATCCGTGCTCCACTGCGCGCTGTCCGACCTGGGCGGCAATCAGCCCGAGAAGGGTATGCGCATCCAGATCAACAACCGGGAGGGCGGCGGCGGATTCTTCCGGGAATTCTACGTCGCCTCCTCGGTCTGTGAGATGGGGATGCTGCGGGTGGAACTGGAGGCGATCGACGAATGAGCTACGCCATCACCATTGATGAAATCGACGATAGCCTTGACCGAGTATCGAAGCTCCTGGCCGGCATCCCCGACGGCGTTTACCGCGCCGTCGGAAGCGCCTTGAAGCGGTCGGCGCGGCATGGCCTTACCGTCGGCATGAAGATCGTTTCCGAGGAGTACGCCATCTCCCAGGGGGAGCTGAAGTCCCGGACGAAGACCATCAACACCATCGTCAAGGACTCCGCCAGCTCCTATCAGGTCACCTTCGGCTATCGGGGGAACGTCATCCCCCTTATCAAGTTCGATACCAAGTTTGGAGCGGACGGCAAGGTACATACCCGCGTCCTGCGCTCCAGCGCACAGCAGACCCTTGAAAACGCCTTTGTCACTCATGTGGGCGGGCATACCGGCGTGTTCGAGCGCGAGGGCCCCGAGCGGTTCCCCATCCGGGAGCTGTTCGGGCCCTCTGCTGTCCAGGCGTTCTATGCTCACGAGGAGACGACCGACAAGATGGACGAGGAAATTCTGAAAACCTACGAGAGCCGCATTGAGCACGAGATCATGCGGGTGCTCAACGGATGGGGAGGGTAGCCTATGGACCGAGTCATGCTCCTGGAGGAGCTGAAAGCCGTCACTGAGGACGCTGTCAAAGACCTTATCATGCCGGTGAAGATCCAAAGTGAGAACGAGGAGCAGCAGTACCGGGCGGCGGAGGTCTACCTGATGCGCCTGCCGGACGGCAGCGCCGCGAAGAAAAAGGCCCCCTACATCATCCACCAGGCCATCACCAGCAAAGACACCCAGCCGTCTGGGGAACTGGAGGCCGGCGTCGCCGTGGTGCGCTCCATCTTTGCCGTCTACAACGACGACGAGCAGGAGGGCGGTCTTATGCTGCTCAACCTCATGGAGCGCCTGCGGATTCGCCTGTTGCGCGAGGTCGTCATCGGCCGGCGCTTCCAGCTCGACCTTGAGGTCGGGCTGGAGACTTTCATCTACCCCGACGACACCGCCCCATATTATGCCGGAGAAATGACCACCACCTGGCGCGTCCCCGGCGTGGAAAGAGAGGTATGCCAATGGCTGTGAAGAAAACCGACCCCGAAGATATGGTCCCCGTCCCCGCCGAGCAGGCTGCGGCTAGGGAGCCCAAAGAGAAAAGGACCACCACCAAGAAATCCGACAGCAAGGCCGCCGGATTTTGTGTTTACCTCGGGCCGAGCATCCGGGGGGTGATCCAGTCCGGCACGGTCTACCGCGGCGGCAAGGCCGCCGTGCTGAAGGAGCTCGCGCCGGCCCTGGAGCGCCACCCCCTGATCGCGTCCCTGGTCGTCACCAGTGACACGCTCCCCGTGGACCGCATCAAAGTAAAGACCGCCGGAAACCTGCTGAACGTGAATTACAAGAAGCTGGCTTCCGGCAGAAAGTAAGGAGGACTACCTATGGCAAATCATGGCGTATACGTCTCCGAGCAGGCCACCAGCGTCAGCACCCCCGTTGTCGCCGACAGCGGCGTGCCCTTCGTCGTCGGCGCGGCCCCCGTGCAGAGCGCGGCGTCTCCCGCCGCGGCTGGCGTCCCCGTCCTCTGTACCAGCTGGGCCGAGGCGGTGGAGAAGCTGGGCTATTCGGAAGACTGGGGGAGCTATCCCCTCTGCGAGTTCATGTACTCCCACTTCCAGCTGTTCGGCTGCCAGCCCGTCATCATGTGCAACGTCCTTGACGTTGCGGACATGAAGGAGGCGGTGGCGGCTTCCGACGTGGCTCTGACCGACCACAAGGCCAAGCTCTCCATCGCGGCCATTGACGACGAGAATCTGGTCGTCAAGCCCGCTGGCGGCGCCGGCGTGGCCTACGTCAAGGACACCGATTACAGCACCTACTACGATGGGGAGTTCCTGGTCATCGAAGTCCTGTCCGACGGCAAAGCCTACGCCGCCGAGCAGGTGAACGTGGCCTACAACAAGGTCAAGCCCGATTCCGTGGACGATACCGCCGTTGCAACCGGCATGGAGAGCATCGAGCAGTGTCTTACTACCCTGGGCATCGTGCCTGACCTGATCTGCGCCCCGGGCCACTCCCAGTCCTCGGTCGTGGCCGCTGTCATGGCGACCAAGGCCGGCGGCATCAATGGGATGTTCCAGGCCAAGGCGCTGATCGACATCGACTCCAGCTCCGCCGGAGCCACCAGCTACACCACCGCCATCACCGAAAAAAGCGGCAACAACTTCGTCGACGTGGACGAGGTGACCTGCTGGCCCATGCTGAAGCTCGGTGACTACAAGTTCCACATGAGCACGCAGCTGGCCGGGTTGATCGCCCAGGTCGACACCGGCAACGGCGGCTGCCCCTACGAGTCTCCCAGTAACAAGAACTTCCAGTGCGACGCGATGGTGCTGGAGGACGGTACCGAAGTCAACCTTACTCTGGCACAGGCCAACATCCTCAACGACAACGGCATCGTGACCGCGCTGAACTTCATGGGCGGCTGGTGCGCTTGGGGCAACTATACCGCCTGCTACCCCTCCAACACCGACGTGAAGGACTACTTCATCCCCGTTTCCCGGATGTTCGGCTGGGTCGGCAACACCCTGATTCAGACCTTCTGGAGCAAGCTGGACAAGCCCATGAACCGGCGTCTGATCGACACCATCATGGACACCGCCAACATCTGGCTCAACGGTCTGGTCGGTTCCGGCTACCTCCTGGGTGCCCGGGCGGAGATGGTGGACAGCGAAAATCCGCTGACCGACCTCATGGCCGGTATCATCAAGATCCACATCTACATGACCCCGCCCTCTCCCGCCCAGGAGATCGACTTCATCCTGGAGTACGACACCAGCTACGTCACCAGTGCGCTCCAGGCGTAAAAGGAGGACTGAACTATGCCTAACTTCGACGAATCCGTAATCAATTTTGCGGTGTATGAGGACAGCGTAGAGTATGTCGGCATGGCCGGGGTGACCCTGCCCAACCTGGCCGCCATCGTACAGACCCTCTCTGGCGCCGGCATCGCCGGCAACGTGGAGGTACCCGTTCTGGGCCATTACGACGTAATGAGTCTGACCCTCAACTTCCGCACTACCACCGAGCACAGCGTGCGCCTCTCCGAGCCTCGCCGCCATAACATCGACCTGCGCATGGCGCAGCAGATCGAGGACACCGTGGCCGGCGAGGTGAAGGTGCAGAGCATCAAGCACGTCCTGGTGGTCGTTCCCAAGACCGACACCGGCGGTACGGTCGCCCCGGCCGCTCCCACCAACGGCTCCGGCGAGTACTCCGTCCGCTACTGGGCGACCTACATCGACGGCGCCAAGGTGCGCGAGATCGACCCGCTGAACTTCATCTGCGAGGTCAACGGCGTCGATTACCTGGCCGACGTCCGCAAGGCCATCGGAAAGTAACTATCACAAGCCCGGGGCGGCCCTCCGTCCCGGGCCTCATTTTTGAAAGGAGTTTGCACCATGAGCGTTGATACCAAAGTGACCCCCATTCCCGCCGACGCTTTTTCTGTCGAGGAGAAGAGCGGCGACACCCCTGCCGTGAACGGAGCCGAGTTTGCCGCCGCCGAAACCGCGGCCAAGGCCGAGGAGGGGAATACTTCCGCCTATGTCCACAAGCTCAAGAAGCCATTTACCTTTGAGGGCTGCACCATCGAGGAGTTGTCCTTTGACTTCGACCGGCTGACCGGCAACGACAGCCTTGCCATCGAGGACGAGCTTCAGGCCATGAACAAGCCCGTCATCGTCCCCACCTTCTCCGGCCAGTACCTGATCCGTATGGCCGCCCGCGCCTGCACCACCACCCTTACCACCCCGGACGGAAAGAGCCGGCGCATCGGCGTGGACGTCATCCAGGCGCTGCCCATCGGCGACTACAACCGCATTCGGTCGAAGGCGCGAACTTTTTTGCTGGCCTCGGAGCTGTAACCTGTGACGGCGGGGTGTGGCTCCGAAAACAGTGCCTCATCATGGCGCAGAACAACAACACACCAGTTTCCTACTGGGCCGCGCTTCCCTTGTCCTCGCTGACGAAGTGGATCAAGGCCAGTAACCTGCTTGTGGAAGAACAGCGGGCCAAGCGCCCGAAAAAAGCGCCGCGGCCGGTCGTCATCCGGCGCGGCAGACGATGACCCGAAGGGAGGGACAACATGGCAAGCCGCAAAGAGTATGAGATGCTATTCCAGCTGAACGCCCAGCTGGGCGGCAGTTACAGCAAGACCTTCAAAGCCGCCCAGGACGAGCTGGCGGCCATGCAGAAAGAGATACAGTCCCTCTCCAAAACGCAGTCGGACATCACTGCCTACCAGAAACAGCAGACGGCGGTGGAGAACACCCGGAAGCGCCTGGAACTCCTTCAGCAGCAGTATGACAACATCCAGAAGGAGATCCAGCAGACAGGGGAATTTTCTGCTGACCTGCAAAATAAGCTGCTCGCCAAGCAGCAGCAGATTGACAAGACCACCTCCTCCCTGAATCGGCAGACCGAGAGGCTGGACGAGATGGGCGACGCCTTGAAAGAGGCTGGGGTCAACATGGACGACCTCGGGCAGAGCTCTGCCCGGCTCACCAACCGTATCGACGTGCTGAAAAAGGAGCAGGAGGAGGTCGCCGAGGGCGCGCAGACCTTCGGGAACAAGGCGAGCCAGGCGTTCGGTGCCGTCCATGAGGCGATCGTGGCAGCGGGCATCGCCACCGCTCTGAAAGAGGTCTATGAGTACTTCGCGGACTGCGCCCAGGCGTCTATGGACTTCGAGTCGGCGATGACCGGCGTGGCCAAGACCACCGACCTCACCGACGACGAGCTGTCCGCCATGTCGGACGCCATCAAGGAAATGTCTACGGAGATCCCCGCGACGACCGAGGAGCTGGCGGCCATCGCCGAATCCGCCGGCCAGCTGGGCATCCACAAGGAGTCCCTGCTGGACTTCACGGAAATCATGGCCATGCTGGGCACATCGACCAACATGACCGCGGACGAAGCGGCCACCAGCCTCTCCCGTCTGGCGAACATCACCGGGATGTCCCAGGAGGACTTTGACCGGCTGGGCGCTACCATCGTTGACCTGGGCAACAACCTGGCGACGACGGAAAAAGAGATCGTGGACATGAGTATGCGCATCGCCGGTGCCGGCGCACAGGTCGGCATGACTGAGGCGGAGATCATGTCTTTCTCCGGCGCCCTGTCCTCTGTCGGCATCGAGGCCGAGGCCGGCGGCTCCGCATTCTCCACCCTGATCTCCAATATGTCGCTCGCCGTCCAGCAGGGCGGCGACGGGCTGGAGCAGTTCGCGGACGTGGCGGGTATGTCCGCCTCTGAATTTGCCGCGGCCTTTGAAGAGGACGCGGCCGGGGCCATCATCCAGTTTATCCAGGGCCTCGGCAACATGGAATCCGAGGGACGCAGCGCAATCGCCGTTCTGGACGACATGGGCCTGTCCGACATCCGTATGCGTGACGCCCTGCTCCGTGCGGCCGGCGCCAGCGACGTGTTCACCAACGCCCTGCAGATCGGCAGCAACGCCTGGGATGAAAACACCGCCCTGGTCAACGAGGCCACAAAGCGGTATGCCACCACCCAGAGCCAGCTGACCATGATGCAGAACGCCTACAAGAACCTGAAGGTGGCCATCGGCGACGCCTACACCCCGGCGCTCCAGAAAGCCTACTCCGTGGGCACCCAGGTCCTCAATGCGGTTTCCCAGTTCGTCAAACAGAATCCGGCCCTGGTCAACGCCATCACCGCCTTTGTGGGTGTGCTGGGCGCCGTGACTATCGCACTAACCGCATATACGGCAGTTGTGAAGATTGCAAATGCTGCAACTGCGGCCTTTGCCACTGTGTCGAATGTGGCCCTCGGTCCTATTTTTGCGGTGACTGCGGCGGTGGCCGCCGTTACTGCCGGTATAGTTGCGCTTGCTACTGCGGCCGCCAATGACGCCGTTCCCTCTGTGGACGAGCTGACCCAGGCGGCCCAGGGAATGCGGGAAGCGATGGACGAGGCCAACGCCACCTACGACGATACGGTTTCCTCCACGCTGGCGGCCGCCGGCGTGGCAGATACCTACATCGCCAAGCTGGAGGAGATGGAGGCCGCCGGTGTCCGTACTGAGGAGGAGCACCGGCAGTATCACAATACCCTGGCCCTGCTCTGCCAGGTGGTGCCTGACCTCGCCAACTACATCGACCTCGAGACAGACACCATCGAGGGCGGCACCGCCGCGCTCCGAGCGAATACCGAGGCATGGAAGCAGAACGCCATGCAGCAGGCCTACCAGGAGCAGCTGACCGCCCTGTATAGCCAGTACTCCGCCGTGCTGATCGAGGCCGAGGAGAACAGCATCGGGCTTACCAAGGCGCAGTATGACCTTGAGGCGGCCGAGAAGAAGCAGACCGACACCTTCAACCGAATGAACGAGTTGATGGAGGAGGCCAACGCCGAGGCCCAGGCTTACAGCGAGGAGTACGGCGTGTGGGCCGATGCCACGACCTTCTTGACCCAGGAATACTACGACCTCCAGGACTCCATCTACGACATCAACGACGAAATCTGGACGGCCCAGGACACCATCGACGCCTACACCAAGGCCATCGAGGAGGACCAGGAAGCAGTCGCCGCCGCCGAGGAGGAAATCGCGCTGGCGGAGGAGGCGGTGCAAAACCTTACCGCCGCCACCCAGGACGGCGGAGACGCCGCCACCGAGGCGGCTGCCCAGGAACAGGAGCTCCAGACCGCCATTACCGGCGTGAAGGAGGAAATCAACGCCCTTGTGACCGCCTACACCGAGGCATACGACGCCGCCCTGGAGAGCATATCGGGACAGTACCAGCTCTGGGACGAGGCCGCAGGCGTCGTTGCAACGAGCGCAGGCACCATCAATTCGGCCCTGGAGAGCCAGATCACCTACTGGCAGGACTACAACGCCAATTTGCAGACCTTGACCGAGCGCAGCGCCGACATCGAGGGCCTGAGCGAGATGATCGCCTCCTTTGCCGACGGCTCCGAGGAAAGCGTGAACGCGATTGCCGGCATGGCCGGGGCCACCGACGAGCAGCTGGCGACGATGGTCGCCAACTGGCAGACCTTGCAGACCGAGCAGGAGGCGGCCGCCGGCAGTGTGGCCGACCTCAAGACCGACTTCACCGCCACCATGGACGAGCTGCAAGCCGAGCTTGCCGCCGACATCGAGGCGATGGACCTCGGCGCGGAGGCGGCAGCCAGCGGCAAGGCCACCATCCAGGGCTTTGTATCTGGGGCGGAAGGAATGTTGCCCCAGGTGCAGGCCGCCTACTCGCGGATCGCCCAGGCAGCCATTGACGCCATCGACGCCAAGCTGGAAATCCACAGCCCTTCCCGCGTCATGGAGGAAAAGGCCGACATGACCTGGGCGGGCTACATCAAGGAAACCGAGGCCCTGCAGCCGGACGTGGCCGAGGCTATGTCCGGCATGGCCGGCGCCGGTGTCGAGGCTTTCTCCGCCGAGGAGATCCAGGCCGTCGGCATCGCCCCGCAGCTCATGGCGTACCTGGCCTCCTATCAGACCAGCAACGCCATCTCCGCGGAGAGCGGAGCGGGCGGCGGAGGCGGCTCCATCGTGATCTACTTCGAGCCCCAGTACGACCTTGCCGGCGCCACCAATGCCGCCGAGCTGGAGGCCATCCTGGCGGCCCACGACGAGGATATGCGCGAGCTGATCCTGGAGGTCTTGCAGGAGGCCGGCGTCGACGCAGCGAGGAGGGCTTACACATGAGAACGTACACCACCACCCAGGGGGATATGTGGGACAGCATCGCATTCCAGCAGATGGGGAGCGTTGACTACACCGACCAGCTGATGAATGCCAATCAGCAGTACCGGGAGTACTACACCTTCCCGGCTGGAATCGTCCTCACGATCCCCGACGCCGTGGAGCCGGTGTCCAGCTCTCTGCCGCCCTGGAAGCAGGTGGCGGGATGAGCGACCGGAATCAGGCCCGCCGCACCACGGCGGAGGTCGTCTTCGGCGGCACCGACATCACATCATCCATCCGCCCCTACCTGCTGTCGCTGACCTACACCGACAACGAGGAGGACGAGGCGGACGACCTGCAAATCAAGCTCCAGGACAGGGACAGCATTTGGCTGGAGAAGTGGCTGAACGACGCCATCCAGGCAGCGGCCTCCTCCGCCTCCGCAGAGGGCGCAGGAGAGGCGGAAGCAAAGACCTACAAGGTGACGCCCTCTATCGGCCTGAACGTCCGCACAGGCCCTGGAACGAGCTACGGGAAGCTCGGGGCGCTGCCCTATGGCACGGAGGTTTCCGTGACGGGGATCTCCAACGGCTGGGCCACTATCCAGTACAGCGGAAAGACGGCCTATGTCAGCGCCCAGTACATCCAGGAGGTCGGCGGGGGCCAGGCGGAAGAGAGTTCCGAGGCCTCCGCCACCACCGGCCTCGCCATCCAGGCGGTCTTCGTCCGGGAAAACTGGAACAACGACGGCAAGGACGCCGTTCTGGACTGCGGGCAATTCGAGCTCGACAGTATCAAGGCGTCCGGGCCGCCGGCCACCATCACCATCAAGGCCACGTCGCTGCCCTTCAACGCGCAGATCCGGCAGACCGAAAAGACCAAGGCGTGGGAGGCTTACACCCTCTCCGGCATCGCCCAGGAAATGGCCGGCGCCAACGGCATGGCCTGCCTCTATGAATCCGCCAGCGACCCCTATTATGAGCGGGTGGAGCAGTACAAGGTGAGCGACATCAAATTCCTGTCCCAGCTTTGCCACGACGCCGGGATCTCCCTCAAGGCCACGAACAACATCCTGGTGCTGTTCGACCAGGCTGACTATGAGGCCAAGGACCCGACCTTCACCGTGAAGCGGGGCAGCGGGAGCTACACCAAGTATGACCTGTCTGTCGGCACGGCGGACACCAAGTACACGTCCTGCCGCGTCCGCTATGCCGACCCCGCCACGGGCCAGGTTATCGAGGGCACCGCCTACGCCGAAGACTACAAGGCGGACTCCAAGAACAATCAGCAGCTGGAGGTGACGGCCAAGGTAGCCAGCATCGCCGAAGCGCAGACGCTGGCGGCCAAGCAGCTTCGCCTCCACAACAAGTATTCCCGCACCGCGACATTCACCTTCCCCGGGGACCCCTCCAAGGTGGCCGGCGTCACGGCCACGCTGGAAGGGTGGGGCGCGTGGGACGGGAAATATATCATCAAGCAGTCGAAGCACTCCCTGGGCAGCTCCGGCTACACGACGCAGACGGTCCTCCGTCGCATTCTGGAGGGATATTGATGGACTCAGAAAAAATCCTTTCTCGCTTGGTGCAGATCGGCACAGTCAGCGACGTGGACAACGGCAAGCGGAGAGCCCGCGTCATTCTCAAGGAGACAGGGCACACCTCTGGCTGGCTCTGCGTGCTGGCTACGCCGCCATTCATTCCCGATTACAACGTCCCGCAGCGGACGGAGTTTGAATCCGGCGGCTCCGGCGATGCCTCCTTCGCAAGCCACAAGCACGACCTGATTATCAAGCCGTGGATGCCGAAGGTCAACGACCAGGTGCTGGTGCTCTATCTCCCGGTGTTCAACGGAGACGGCTTTATTCTGGGGGGGATATAAATGCAGATCGGGACGCTCGGAGAGGTCGTGTTCTCCGTTTCTGACAGCGTTGTGGAGACAATCACCAGCTTCACCTGGTCTGGCTCCGCCCGGTACAGCACGCACCAGCGGCACCTCACCCACGCGCTGACCGAGTTTACCGGGCTCGACCCGGACGGCATCACCTTCGACATCTTTGTGTCGGCCTATCTGGGCGTCGACCCGATGACGGAGGTCGTGAAGATTTGGAATTACGAGCGGAGCGGCACAGCCGTCCCGCTGACCATCGGCACCCACGCCTACGGCAAATACCGATGGTCCATCAAAAGCCACAAGATGAAAGCCCAGACATTCGACAAGCGGGGGGACATCACGAGCGCCACCATTTCGCTCACCCTCCAGGAGTACATTTAGGGGGGTGCGGCATGACCTACAAGGTATCAGCTGTCGATGTCGGCACCGTCAAGCTGAACGAACAGGACACGGTTTCGTCGGTGCTTCAGAACATCGCCATCCTCCTCTCCACCCGGCAGGGCACAGTTCCGCTCTACCGGGAGTTTGGCCTGCCCATGCGCTTCCTCGATAAGCCCACCCACATCGCCCGGCCCATGATCGTGTCGGAGGTCAAGGAGGCCATCGAGAAGTTTGAGCCCAGGGCGACCTTTATCCGGGTGCTGTTCGACGAGGACGCCAGCATTCCGGGCAGGGTCATCCCGACCGTGGAGGTGGAGATCAATGAGTAGAAACACGCAGTACCAGTTCATCAGCACGGACACAAACGCCCTTGTCTCCGCCCTGGTTTCCGGCTATGAGAAAATCACCGGCGTCAGCGTGCAGCCGGCCAGCCCGGAAAAGCTGTTTATCCAGTGGGTGGCGGACATCATCATCCAGGAGCGCGTCCAGAACAACTACACGGGAAATCAAAACATCCCCTCCAGGGCATCCGGGGAAAACCTGGACGCCCTGGGGGAGCTGTTCTATGTCTCGGAGCGGCCGGCGGCGCAGCCCGCCGTGTGCAACGAGCGGTTTTATATTTCCGAGGCTCAGGCCACGGCCATCTTGATCCCGGCCGGCACCCGCGTCACCGACTCCAGCAGCACCCTTGTCTGGGAGACGGTCGAGGACGTCTATGTGGACATCGGCGACACCTACGCCGACGTCCAGATCCGATGCCAGACGCCGGGCGTGGTGGGTAACGACTACGCCGTGGGCCAGATCAACACCATCATCGACCTGTTTGACTATTACAGCCGCTGCGAGAACACCACCGCCAGCGACAGCGGCTCGGACGAGGCCACCGATGACGAGTTCTACGAGCTCATGCGGGCCAGCATGGACGCCTACTCCACCGCCGGTCCCCAGGGCGGGTATGTCTACATCGCCAAGCGCGTCTCTACGGAGATCGCCGACGTGGTGGCCAACTCTCCCGTCGCCGGGACGGTAGACCTGTATGTGCTCATGGATGACGGCACCATCGCCCAGACAGAGGTCAAGAACGCGGTGCTTGCCGCCTGCAGCGCGGACACGGTGCGCCCGCTGACAGACCTGGTTTCCGTCAAAGACCCCGAGACGGTGGAATACGACATCTCCTTCACCTACTACATCCCCAGCGACGCCTCCGTCAGCTCGGCGGAGATCGAGGCCGCCGTGGACGCAGCGGTGAAGCAGTATGTAGCCTGGCAGTGCGGCAAGCTGGGGCGGGACATCAACCCCTCCTATCTGATTGGCCTGCTCATGCAGACCGGCATCAAGCGGGTGGACCTTACCTCTCCCACCTTTACCGTCCTCAAGGACGGGAGTAACAAGGACACGCCCCAGGTGGCGACGGTAGGCGACATCACCGCCACGAATGGGGGGTATGAGGATGAATAGCGCGCACGCCCTGACCGCCGAAAACCTCCTCCGGGCGCTCCCGGAGGTCTTGCGGAACGACGAGAGCATGGCGGCCCTGGCCGCCTCCGTCGCCCAGGTGCTGGCCCAGCGCCCCGAGGAGATCCAGCGCCTGGCTATCTACCCGCGCATCGACGAACTCCCGGAGGAGCTGCTGGACATCCTGGCCTATGACTTCAAGGTGGACTGGTGGGACGCGGACTACACCCTGGAGGAAAAGCGCCAGACGCTGAAAGACAGCTGGCGCGTCCACCGGATGCTCGGCACCAAGGCCGCCGTCGAGCTGGCCATCTCCGCCATCTTCCCGGAGGTGCGGGTAAGCGAATGGTTTGAGTACGGCGGCGACCCGTACCACTTCCGCCTCTCCATCGACGTCAGCAAGGAGGACACCGATTCCGACCGCTACCAGCGCGTTCTGGAGCGCGTGAACTTCTACAAGAACCTCCGCTCCCACCTGGACGAGATCGTTTATATCATCCAGGCGGAGGGCGTTGCAACAGGCCGTGCGGCCGCTGCATTCATCGGCGGGTATATGCGCATCACCGTCCCCGTCCGCATTGACGGAGAGGTGCGTCCGCCCCACGTCCCCACGACGGCTACGACCGGCGCGCACGCTACCGGCTCTTACATGAGGGTCCAGACGCGGGTGCCCGTGGACGGCGTGGGCAAGCCGCAGGCCGACTTCCCCATGCACACCGGGATCAAGGTGTCTGAAACCTACTACAAAATCACTACGGAGGTGTCAACATGAGCTGGAATACATCTGTCGTTACCAACGCCGGCGTTGACCTGCTGAACGAATCCCTGGCCGGCCACACGCTGACCATCGAGAGCGCGGTGGGCGGCGCCGGAACGTCGACCGAGGAGGAGCTGAAATCCGCCACCGATGTGGCGGAGCCGAAGCAGACCTTTAAGCTCATCGGTATCGACGACTTTGAACAGGGCAAGCGCGTCGGCATCCAGATCACCAACAAGGGTGTCACGGAGTCCTACGTCCTGCACCAGATCGGCGCGAAGGCCCATCTGGAGTATGAGATGGAGACGCCGACCCTGCTCTTTGTCTTGCAGGACGACCGGGGCGTGGAGATCCCCACTGAGGCGGAAAATCCCGACTTCCTCTTTGAGGTCTATGCCGTCATCACCATCTCCAACGAGGCCAACATCGTTGTCAACGTCAGCACCGGCGTGACGGCCTCCGTCACCTATGTGGACGAGACGGTGGAGAGCGCCATCAGCGAGCACAGCGCGGACAAGAACGCCCACCAGGACATCCGCGACCTGGCCGCTACCGCGAAGTCCGCGGCGGACGCGGCGGCTGCAGCGGCCGAGGCCGCCAAGGAGGAGGCGGACGCCGCCATCGAGGCCGTCTCCGCGTTCTCTGATGGATTTGTCATCATCGGTGGCACCAAGCCCGAGACTGGCCCTGTCCTCTGGTTTAACGACGGCAGTGGGCAGACGGCGTGAAGAAAGGAGGAGATAGACCATGGCAGTTTATGAGCACAAGCCCACAATGACCTATGTGGACGAGATCGGCGACGAGCACCGCATTTTCCCCAAGACCAAGAAGGACTGCGTGGACGGGATGGAAGACATCGACGAGCACCTGCTCGACACCAACAACCCGCACGAAGTCACCGCTGAGCAGGTGAAGCTGACCGACGGCACCACCGTGGAGGATGCTATCGGCACCGCGCTCAGCACCGCAAACAGCGCGGCCAGCAAAGCGAACCAGGCAGCGACCGCGGCGCAGAACGCCCAGGAGTCCGCAAACGCGGCCCTGGAAGCCGTGACCGACCTGGTGAACACCATCAGCGCCGTCCCCACGCAGAACGGGACGCTGACCTTTACCGGCAGCGAGCAGTCCCCCAGCTGGAACAACTACAACCCCGAGACGCTGACCCTGGGCGGCGTCACGACCGGGACGAACGCCGGAACCTATACGGCCACCTTTACCCCGAAGGAGGGCTACAAGTGGTCGGATGACACCACCACGGCCAAGGAAGTGACTTGGACGATCAACCGGGCGACCATTTCCGGCATCCCGACCCAGAATGGCAGCCTCACCTACACCGGCGAGGCCCAGACGCCCACCTGGAACAACTACAACACCGCCCAGCTCACCATCGGCGGGGAGCAGAGCGCGACCGCCGCCGGCAGCCACACCGCCACCTTCACCCCGACGAGCAATTACCGCTGGTCGGACGGGACGACCGAGGCCAAGTCGGTGGTGTGGACCATCGGACGGGCCTCCATCTCCGCAACTCCGTCCCAGACCGGCAGCCTGACCTATACCGGCCAGGCGCAGAGCCCCTCCTGGACGGGGTATGACGCCACGAAGATGACCCTGGGCGGGGACACCTCCGGCACCAACGCCGGCAGCTACAACGCGACGTTCACGCCGACCTCCAACTATCAGTGGTCGGACGGCTCCACCTCGTCCCGGACGGTGGGCTGGAGCATCGGCAAGGCCGCAGGCAGCCTCACCCTCAACAAGTCCTCCCTCACCCTGACGGACAGCGCAAAGACCGGCACCATCAACGTCACCCGCCCGGGCGACGGCGCGATCACCGCCGAATCCAGCGCCCCGGGGGTGGCCTCGGTGAGCGTGAGCGGGACGGTCGTCACCGTCACCGGCAAGGCGGCCGGCACCGCCGTCATCACCGTCAAGGTCGCGGCCGGCTCCAACTACAACGCCCCGGCCAATAAGACGGTGAATGTCTCCGTGGAGTTTGCCCAGGTATTCGGCGTCCGCTGGAACAAGTCCAGCAGCTCCACCGCCCTGTCCCGCCTGACCCAGAGCAACGACCCCAACGACCACGTTACCGTGGACATCTCCACCGAGCCCTCCCCGGCAGTCGGGACCGGCGCCGGCAGCTCCCCCTTCGACAGCTACGCGCCGTGGAAGGACATGGAGGAGTACAACATCATCAACAATGCCGTGTCCCACAAGCGGGGGGAGAGCGGCTTCAGCCGTACCAGTTACGACACGATGGTCTATATCCCGGAGTTCTGGTTTAAGATCGTCGAGAGCGGCAACTACCGTTACTTCTACATCGCCAACAAAGCCAAGGACGGCTTCACCAAGCATCCCGGCTCCGGGAAGTACGTGGGCCGCTACAACACCGTCAGCGGAAACGCCTCCAAGTCCGGCGCCACGCCCCTGAACAGTCAGACCCGGGCGCAGTTCCGCACCGGCGCCAAGGGGAAGGGCAGCAAGTGGTCGTTGCACGACTTCGCCGCCTGGAATGCGGTCTGGCTCCTGTACCTGGTGGAGTTTGCCGACTGGAATAGCCAGGCGCAGATCGGCCGCGGCAACGTGGACGGCAGCTCCCTGAAGAACACCGGCGGCACGGACAGTATGAGCTACCACACCGGCCGCGCCTCCGGCACCGACGGAAAGACCCAGGTGCAGTATCGCCACATCGAAGATCCCTGGGGCAACATCTGGGAGTGGATCGACGGCGCCAACTTCAACAACCAGGCCGCCTACATCTGCACCAATCCGGCCAACTATGCCGACGACACCACCAGCAACTACACCGCCGCCGGCGTCACCCTCTGCTCCTCTGGCTGGATCAAAGACCTGGGCCTCAGCAATACCTTCCCCTGGGCTTTCCTCCCGGATGCCAATGGAGGCAGCGAGACTACCTACATCGCGGATTACGTGTACTCGGACTCCGGGTGGCGGGTGCTCATGGTCGGGGGTAGCTGGAGCGATGGCTCGAATGCCGGGCTCTTTTACTTCGATGCCGGCATCTCCTCGTCGTTCTCGAACGGCAGCATCGGCGCGCGGCTCCTTTTCCATCCCTAATGGGGGACCGGGGGCCGCAGCCCCCGGAGCTTCCAGGCCTGCGCCCGCCCGGGCTCAACGGGCGCGGCCCAGACTGTCTCTTATACACATCTCCGAGCCCACGAGACTAAGG